AACATGTCTTCCATAATGGTATAGTCAAAACCGTATCCTTGTCCCCAAAACGTATCAACACCAACACTAAACTTACTAATTTGCTTTAAAGCCTCATCTACGCTAACAGCACCGGTTTGGTCAAATGCTTCGTCACGTATTTCTGCATTTTGTTTCCCCCACCACTCTATTGTATCGTCACTTGCACTACGACCTAACTTATCTTGATCTTCAATGCAAATTTTAATATAAAACTCTGAGTGGGGTTCGTCATTTGATTTTGGATCAAACTTAACACCACCTAAACTTAATACAGTAGCACTTGGCTTTGTATCGATTGTTTCGAGGTCAATAGATGCGTGAATGCTCATTTTTTAGTATTCTCCTGGCCAATGCCGCCGACGATTAAAAATATGTATAAAATAGGCCAAGCCCATCCTATTAATGAACCTGTAATATCCAGATACATTAATACAATGCCGGTTAATCCCATTGTACCTAGTCCTGTTAGTTGTGTTGGTAACTTCATAAAAAAACTCCTTAGTGCATACATTATACTGTATAAACACTAAAGAGTCAAGTTCTTTTGGAAGAATTATTTAAGAAAGTTAAGTTAGATCTGATTCCTTAATAAAAACACCGTCTACCATCATTCCTTTACGATCTTTAATATCGTTATAGGCTACGGAAAGACACTCTTCCATTGTAAGTCCATTTCTGGTCATAATGTTAATTAACACTACCATCATGTCTCCAATATCGTCACGAATATCTTTGCCTTTACAGATGTTATCGCTTAGTTCACCTGCTTCTTGAATCAACTTCATGTACTGATCTTTGTCAGTACTTCCGTCAATTAAATTACGATCATGATGCCATTCGGCAATCTTTTCTACGTAGTTCATGTATTAATCCTTTTCTGGTATGAACGATTGTGGGTCAATAGTATCTGGCCCGTCACTGTATTCGTTGCCTAAGCGTAGGTCATTTGGTTTTTCGTCTGCATAACCTAAAACACTTTCAGCTTCGACCATTCTAAGTACGAGGACTTCATCGCCTGTATCGCACTCAAAGTTTCTAGTCCACCGACCGTGTTCGATTAAAATCCATTGTCCTACATTATAAACATCTTTATTTGACGGTCCTTTAGAATACACTTTACCCCAGCGAGGGTATATGCCTCTAGTTTTACCATCGTCACTTGCAATAATAAGACCGCCTTGAGTTTTTTGCTCACCAAAGTTCATATCAGTAACAAGCACTCGGTTGCCTATTGCTCTAGGTTTTCCTTTGTGTGTCATTTTGACACCAGTTTGACCTTGTGTTAATTGGTCATAATCAATATATTCTGACATTAGTCACCTTTTTGTACAAAATTGCCGTCATCGTCTTCAACCCATTCATCATCAAACTCTGCAAGTTCTGCTTTAGTAGGTTCGTTTACAACTTCCTCTACTTTAGCTGCTTTCTTTTGAGCTCTAGTTGTTTTAGGTTTACTTTCTTGTGCTACAGCAACAGGTTCGTCAGCAACAATTTTCCCTACACTTTCGTCTGGAACAGTTGCAGGATTATCTGCATAGTAGTCTCTAAGTATGTCTTCTTTTTTGCGTATAATTTTGCCGCCTGGGCCTAATTCGTCGCCACGTGCATTAACTCTAGCATTACCAACTGCCGGAGTCATTTCGTTTTTTTGTCTTAAAAGTTCTAAGTCTATTGTTTTACCTTGCATAGACTTATATACTTTATTTACGTTTTTATTCATTGCCATAATAATTCTCCTATTATATACGTATTTATCTAAGGAACTCTCGCCAATCCAGGTCATATTGGATTGAGTCTACTTTATGTACTCCAATTAAGTATAACACATAACTTGCTACAGAACTACCTCTACCTACGCCCCAAACAATATTATGTTCACGCATAAAGTCTACTAGGTATATCATATAACGTAATAAGTTGTGCATATCACGTTGTTTGTATTGTTCCATTTCTTCCCATATACGATCTTGTACGTGTTGTGGACAAGGTGTTTCTGCTTTACCTAATACATATTCATATACATTAAGGTCTTTGTATTCATCAGGCATAAACCATTCACCTTGACATACACCGTCAAATGTTTTTTGATCTACATCTATTGGAATATATTTTTGTAGTTTATCGAGCCCTTGTTCTTCCATAGCCGTATTAAACTTGTCTACATCGTCATGTTCTTCACAAAGTACCACATGGCATTTGTCTACATGACCTGAATAGATCATATTAACTAAATCTCTATTAGAGAATCGTGGTATACCGAGTTCGTCAGTTTTCATAAGCATGTATACAGTTTAACTGATATTAATTAAATTGTCAAGATCATTTTCGCCATTTTGTTCAGAAACTTGTTGTTTCGCACGGCGAGCGCCAAGTTCTTGTCTATAATCGTCAAGAATTAGCATGATTTGTCTTTGGATGTCAGGGTTTGAAGTTTTCCAATAACGAGTGCTAAGGTCAATAATTTTTTCTTCTAACTCGTTATCTTTTAGTGTTTTAACCTTTGTTAAAGGATGTGTCATTTTTAACTAAACTGTCCTAAGTATTTTGCATAAACAGTATTACCACCATCTGTTGTCCAGAAGTCAATAATATGTGGATTAGTTGCACTATTAACAACAAATGAAGACCATATAGCAGCACCATCTGTTTTTAAAACACTACCAAGTCCAGCAGCAAAAGTAACAGTTATAGCATGTCCGGACTGTGCAAAAATTTCACAACGCATTTCAGCATACTCGCCTGATGCAGGCCAGCCACTAACATTTATTGTCATATTTGCACTAACACTTGGAGAAACAGCACCAACTGTAACTTTGTGATAATGTCCGCCTTCAATTCCTGAGAAAGAAATATCAAACGGTGATACTTGTTGAGCACTTCCTTGTGATCCTGTTTGATGATATGTTTTAGTAATTTCTCTTAATCTTGGATTAATTAACTCAACTGGAACAGCATTTTCACTATCGTAAAAAGTATTGTTTGCATTCAGCTTTGCTGTAGTAGACTGTAAAGATGTTATCTCAGTAGCAGCTGTACCTAAGCCTGTTTTAATTTCACTAAAGTTATCACGAAAGCCTTGGCTATCGTTATCCTGACCTGCTACCGGAAAGTCATCTTCTATATTTGCGTTGGTTATATTACTTGCCATATTTTGTTCTCCTACAACTATTTATCGTTATTAAACATTAAACTCGTAGTTTGCGAATAGGATGTATTGTTCTTCACTATTACCTTTAGTTGAATCGATTACATATCTATCAACTTCAAACTCTAACGTAGTAAAGTTAAATCCACTGTTTTTAATGTTTATAATTATGTCAGCACTTTGACCGGGCTTACAATAACACAGCGGAACTGCTGTAACATACCCTAATTCTTCAATACTGTTCTCTTGCGGGGTTCTCATCCATAATGGTAAGAAGNTCCCATCTGAAACACCTACTTTAGCAAGTTGGTTTCTCATATTTGTTATGTTACTTATGTATCGTTTATTATCTAAATTTTCACTAATTTTAACAGCATCACTGCTTATATCCAACGGATTAGTTTTAGCACGTAATCTATAACTATTGTCATCAATAACTCCGGATGAATTATCTTTTGTTTCATAATTTGCTTGGTTAATACTAAGAGCACTTCTAGTTTTAATTTTTATACTTTCTTTAACAACGCCTCTGTTAGTATCTGCTGGATCAATAATATTTACATATACAACTTCGTATACTGAATCATTTGTTCCAGGAACTTTTGCAATGGCTGAATTTATACTACCAAATTTAAATTTCTTACGTTTGTGATTTTTAGATGCAGCAGCAACATAATCTTGTATAAACTTAGTTTCAATTCCTGCGTACACTAACATTTTAACTTGATTCTGTATACCAAACTGTATGTCACTTGGTCTATAAATATCGCTTGGAGTAAAGATAGTAGGATCACTAATAAAGTTATTAAAGAGTGCTTTTTGTGATTCTTTCATCATTGGTTGTACAATTAAATTACTGTATACAAAATCATTTGGATCGTCAACATTAATAGTAAATGATTTTGTTATTGCACTAAATCCAAATTGGTCTTGTGCGTTAACTGTAAATGTATAAGATTTATCAACAGTTGTACTATCTCCGTCAAATACTAACTCACCAGAATCAAAAGTTGCCAATCCTGATTTAACAAATTTGTAAGGTTCCCATTTAGTAGTTAAATCGGTACTAAAAGATCCACTTGCGGTGTGCGTACTATTTCCAAGATACAAGTTTCCATCATAATTTACAACATCTCCGGCGTTATATACCCTTCCTGATTTCCAAAAAGNTCTATAATAGTTTTCACCAAACTGTCTTACCTTACCAAATATTTCACCATCAAGTGCAAGTGTAAGTCCGGGCGGCAATCTNCCACTAGTTAAGGTATATCTTATAACAGCATTTGGTACAGATGTTTTAGCCTTAACAGCAAATACACTAGTATAGTTTGCTCCAATGATGCCTAACTTACTATCAGATAACCATGTAATAGTTGAATCAACTTCGCCTAATAATGTTACTGTAAATGTTTTCTTTTTATTTGCTTCAAGTATACTAGTTGTGCTATCAGTAAGTTCTTCCGTAAACACAAGACCTGCTCTTGTATATGTTTCTAAAGGTCTATTAATAGTGATAGTGTCAAATGCTAATATAGCATTATTAACTTGTGTTATCAAATATGTTTGTCCTTTAATAGTAATAGTTTGATTTAAAAGATCTAAAAGTCTATCATTTTTACTAATCTTAATTACAGTATCGCCTTTAGAAGCATTGTCATATATAAGAATATCTACATTTTCAAATGTAGTTGTTCCAGTAGCAGCATAACGTACAGCATTTATAGTAAATTTGTATTCTTTTGTTACAGCCGGTTGATACGGAACAACGCCTGCTAGTTCACCAGTAGCACTGTCAAGCTCTAGTCCTGGAGGTATTATACTAGGACTGCCGTCGTCATTTACATTTTCTAATGTAAATCCTACGAATCCAGATAGTGTTTCTTTATCAACAATATCTAAAAATAAAGTAACATAGTTATTAGCACGACGGTAGCCAAGTTCACTAGGTGTTAACCATATAGGTGTTCTAACGTGTGTATTGTCTGCACTAAACACACCGTCACCGATTTGTAAAATAGTATTGTCTGATCTTAAAAAATCATCACCGACTACATATATTCTAAATTGTCTTTTAGATACTGTGTCTCCGTCTGACACACTAACTCTAAATTGATAATTTCTGTTAAGTTTCTTAGGCGATTTAGTTGGCACACTTAGATCATATGTATCAACGTCATAAAAATAACTATCGTATCCGTTTGCTGGCCTTGTACCAAAGTCAAATGCATACGTTCCGTAAGCATTGTCGTCATAGTAACCTTGTGCAGCTAATTTATCTAATGCTAGTACAGGGTCAACAACACCACTAATTAGCCCAGTAGATGACAATGTAATACCCGGAGGTAGTTGTCCGTCCCCTGATGCTATAAAGTATTCTAATTTTTGTCCGGCACCTAGATCTTTGTCAGTTGCTTGTAATTGATAATTTATTGGACTCGAGTCTAGCACATATACAGCATTGTTGTTGCCCAAAGCCAAGTCGCCTTCTGGTGTAACCCATATAGGTTCATCTGCCCCTACAATAGTTATTTTAAAAGTTCTGTCTTCAATCTCGTCATTAAGTGTTGCACGTATTACAAATTTAAACTCAGTTTCTCTTGCAACTTCTAACGGTGTACCTCTAAGTGTAGTTCCGTCTATTCGTAGTCCTGGAGGTATATTTCCACTAATTAATTTTAATGTAGACCCAACCGGAACAGCCATCTGAATTGCACTAGCACCACTTAGTGATACTGACTCGTTGTATGTTCCTAAACTTATATTATTTTGTACTGTCCAGATATTCGCCATCCAAGATTATTCCTTTATTTAGAACGCTGGTATATTAATTGAACCGGCATCTAATGTTATATTAGGTCTTGCTGCAGCAATGCCACCAAAATCTACGTCTACTGTTTTAAATAAGAAATCGTAAATATTTGTTACTGCTACATCTCCAATAGATCCAAAATCCCAACTGTTACTAGGCTGGCGATAGTAATCTAAGTCTCTAATATCAATATTATGTACATTACCAGTAACGTTACCAGTTAAGTTACCTTGTAAAGTAACAGCTGATAGTGTTTGTATACTACCAATATTTTGACCATTTGCATTTAGTGCGGCACTTAATTGTGGCGCAGGGTCTTGTGAAAGACTTCCTAATGCACTTGAATCGATTCTAATATTATTACCGTCTCTAGTAGTAGATATTAAAGTTCCACCCTGTATTGTAACAGTAGTATTTTCAGTTACAACTAGACTACCAGTATCTCCTGCAACAATAAACTGTGTTACACCTGCATCAACATCAATTGTAATTTCATTGTCTGTAGATGTTAGTGTAGCATTGGTTCCGCCAATTAGTGATTTAAATCTTAAATCGTTGACGTTTGTATCAAAGTATAATCCGCTTCCGCTTCCTAAATTTGTTACAGTAGTTGCTTCAGGAGTTCTAGCATCTAAGTCGGAAAAGTTAAATACAACCTTTTCAAATGCTTCTCTTAAATCGTCACCTGTTCCGTCGTTAGCAACATTTCCTAAATTAATTGTTTTTAATGCCATTTATTAAACTCCTGTGTACATGTATTTATTATAAGCGTCCAACAACAACTTCTACAACACCTCTGCCGTCGTCGTCTTTTGTTCCTACAGCTTTACCAATAACAGTACCTAAACTAGGATCGTTATTAACAATAGCATAACCTGGTATTGCACTAGTTACAAGCATGTCGCCTTTTGCAACAGTACCTATTACTTTACATGGCACACGCCCTGTTAATGCTAATGGAAGAACAGTGTCGCCTTCTAATTCATTGTTCATTAAGTAAGCTGGATTAGTAGATACAACGCCTGCAACCTTACGGTCACCTTTTATTGTACAAGCAGTAATTTCTTCATCACCACCAAATACAACAACCGTACCTGGCTCGTATGCTTTGTCACCTACATATTTCTCTGCCAAGTCAGCGTAGTTTGCTGACGATGCTGTAGTATTAAGCACTTGAGTAGCAATATTATAACTAAGTCCGGAGCTGTCTACTCTAGCATCTAAATTACCAGACTGGCCACTAACCATTACAACATTATAAGTACCAGTAGCTGGTACTGTATTTACAGCAAAGTTAGCTGCGTTTGTTGCGTTTGTTGCAGATCCTACACTGCCGCCTGCTGTAGCATATCCTTTACCTTCAACAAAGTTTTTAACAGCACTTGCTGTTAAGAATGAAGTATCATTGCTAACTAAATTTGAACCATCTGCTGCAACTTCAGCGCCTGTTTGAACAGCTGCGTCACCAAAGTCGCTAACTGTCAAGTCAGGTAATC